TCACATCTGTACCATCAAATTGCCAATTACAATCTGTTGTAGGAGATGACTGAGGCATGTAATCAACAATATTACCAGAGCCATCATCTGTCAAATCCCACATTAAATTATAATCAGTTACAGCTCCCGCTAAATATGGTTTTAATTCTGCACTAGCTCCTGTTCCTGTTTTAATCCAAAAACAAGAACCATCTATAGCGGCTCCCCCTCCATCAGAAGCAACATTATGTTCTTCAAATCCTATTCCTAGACCTAAACTTCCTGCCATTTTATTTTCTAGTATAAACTATACAAGCTCCAGTGGTAAGAGTGATATCTGTTACAGCTAAATAAACTGTCATCCCCTTAGGGAGTTTAACATCCTCAGCTCCAGTTGTAGCAAACATATCTGTATTACCATCTACATGTTTAGTGATTTCTAATGCTGACGCTCCTGATACAGCAAACTTAGGCTGAAAAAGGTTAGAATCATTACTAGAATTATCATCAACAACTATAGTTAACGTAGCTGTTGTTAATCCAGAACCATTATCACTTATAGTTACAGCTGAACCAGCTAATGCAGCGGAAATTGATATAGCTAGTTTAACTGTATTCGCAGTGGCGTTAATTATATAGTATATCTGGTTATCAAAAAATCCAGTAGGTAAGGTAGCTCCATTTGCTTTAAGTAAAACCTTATCTCCAGTTTTAAATGTATGTGCAGTCAATGTAAGAGTTTCGTCTCCATGTGTTGCTGATTCTATGTAGTCAGAACTACCTGTAGTAACTACAAAAGGAAATGTATTTAGGTCAAATTGAGAAAACACACAGTCTTCTAAAGCTTGAACAGCAAACCCTCTAATATTAGAACAAGCGTCTCCATCATGCATTAATAAAGTGGGTCCCCCCATTCCTAACGCTAAATAATCTGTTTGATTCATTTTTTTTTATTTTTTAGTATTATACAAATATAGTAAATTTTCTTCTAATTTTCTAACAATTTACTGTTAATATTTATCACTCTAAATATATATCTTTAGGAGCGTCATCTTTATCTTCTAAAATTATTTCTTCAGAAGGTACATATAAATCTTCTAAATATATTTTTTCTAAAGAATCGTTATCAATAAAGTACATTCCATTTTCATCAGTTAATATTATATCTCCAGTTATATCGTCAAAATAGTCGTATTGAGGGAAATCTTGATGTGGAATAACTCTATATTCCCACACTTTATCTTCATATGTTCTTTCATTATCACCTCCATAGATTTCTTCTATTGATTTTCCTCTGTGTGATTTTTCCCAATCAATCAACCATTGTTTCAATTCATCAACTGTTATTTTACGATTCTCAAACAGTTTCTTTTGTTCTACATATTCTGGAGTATCATGATACATTCCAAATGGTAATGGAGGGTTAAATGCAGGACTAAAACGATGTGATGGTTCTCCATAATTTATATCTAAAAAGTCAATATGCTCTTGCCATTCCTTTCTATCAAGACTAAACATATCTCCCACTTCATTTAAGTATTGGTCAATATGTTTTTGGAATGGAATCTGAGAACCACTTCCAAACAGAAATATTAATTTCTGAGCATCATTAATCATAGATAATAATCTAAGTTCATCTCTATATTTATCAAATCCATCATGTAATAATTCATCACCTTTAACTGTAAGTCCTGATTCCAGTTTTACACCCTCATTTTCTCCAAAAAATGTTTGACCAGTACCTTCATACCAAGTCCAGAAACTCTCTGGGGCTGTGTTTACAAGTTGTTCATAAGCAAGCATTATATGAGGCATAGAACTCGCTAGAATATCTTCCTTGGTTTCCCCAACCTTACTATACATACCAGATTCATAAATATCTGTAGGTATTTCTCCTAGTTCTTCTATATCCGCCCAATTCATTGTAAGGTTCATAGTAACTTCCGTTAATAGATTTGATGCTTTTGAATACCTTGTAGTTCCTAAGAACATAGCATTACCTATTATATGTTTTGTAATATTTTCTCTATTAAATACTCTATTCAGATTGGTAAAATAATCGTGCTCTAATTCTTTTAATTTTGTATATAATTCCTCTTCATGAAGATGTTCCCCTTTAAATCTAAAATTAGTAACAGGTACTACTGTACCATCCTCTAATGTTATATACTCCCCTTCTTCCCCATGTGTTTCTAATAAAGCTTGTCTTTTTGCTATATAATCATATGTTAAAAACTCTGCACTAACTCCCATACTGTATCCTGCACCAGCTGTAAATATTGTTGACATTTGTTTTATACCTTCAGCTCTTTCTCTTGGAGTGGACTCTGCTCTAGTTAAAAGATTCATTCCTCTTGAGAACATTAAAGATTCTAGATGACCAAAAGAAGACATATATGTTAACATAGGAGCTATTTTAGGATTATCAGTAATCTTAACTTGATTCCATACTGTATTACCACCAGGAATTTGTATATGTGTTCTACCATCAAATTTAAGAGATATATTTTTATATTGAGCTGTCGTTCTATCAGCAATAGAAGCGGCGTCTAATATTTCTCTTCTAAATCTATCAGAATATTCTGAATTAGTATTAAACTCTCTGTCATTAAATCTTTCTCCTGTTATTTTAAAGAACTCCGTTTTGAATGATGGCATATAAACTAGATTCATTGTCATCCTGTCTACCATACCTAATCCATAATTACTAGCTGATTGCATCCAATTATGTTTCCCAAATAAATCTTTACTAAATTCCATATTATGTCTAGTAAATTTATGTATTGTAGGGGAGTTAGTTAAATGCTGAAGTTTAGTAGCTGTAGTTTCTAAATTTGATATTCCTGTTTCTTTAAATGTACCCGCACTACCTCCACCATAAAATATAGAACTTGGAATATTTATAAGTTTTCTAAGTCTACTTCTTTGTTTATCATGAACAACTCCTAACATATCATACCATTCTGTAGGAGTTGTTTTTACACCAGCAGTTATAACCCTATATGTTTCTATTGGTAATTCTACAGCAAATCTACCTAATCTAAATAACTTAAGAGCATATGTTCCTCCCATAGTATTTTTAAGCATCTTTTGGAGCTTGCTATTTTTAGGCATAAATAATTGAAGTTCTGTAGCATTTTGCATTCTTAATCTAATAGCATCATACCATGTATGATATTTAGCATCAGAAGAAGAATATTTAGATTCTGTTATTAATTTTCCAACATCTTTTATCTTCTGACTTAAATAAAAATCTCTATTAACTTCATATATTGTATTTCTCATTATTATTGAAGCATCAAACTCATAAGCTGCTATCTGATTAGAAGTTCTATTTATACCTCTACTAGACTTAGTTGTTGTTCCAGTGGTATAATGATTATCAATCCAAGTAGAATTGTTTTGAATAATTACTTCTAAGTTCTTGCCTTTTAAATATCTAGGGAAATAATTATCAATTGGAGTAAAACTTTCTCCATTTAACTCATTAGCGAATTTTTGTTTAGCTTGTAAATCTTTATCCATTATCTCTCTAAAAGTATTCATCATTTTAGTCATCTTAGCTGGCATCTGTTTTATTGCTTTATCAATATCTATATGCTCTACGCCATCAATATATTTCTTTGGTAAACTTTTATATATAGAACGAAGTTGAGTAAGCTCAAACTCACCTCTAGTCCAATCTTCTCTATATTTATTAGTTAATGCTTCAGTCTCTAGAATTGTTTTTAACACATTGACTCCATCAATACCATTTCTTTCTATTTGCATCATAATAACACCAAGCTTCATATTTCTATATTTTCTTCCTATCCTATCTAATTTAGTTTTAGATGATTTATCCCAAGATTCAATTGTCTCATTAATATCTAACACAAGAGCAGAATGAGCTCTATTTAATGGAGATATTATAGATTTATCTATTATACCAGATTTTTCTATTCCTAAATAATGACTAAGTAATGAGTTAGGTCTAATACTTAATCTTGTATTTATCTTTTCGTCAAGCAAAGGGACACCAAATATTCTACCAGACCTTAAGTCAAATCCTGTTTCAATTTGTTCAGTTAATTCTGGAGCTCTTCTTTGAATCATAGATTTACTAACTAAGTCTCCTAAACCTTGAACAGGGATATATCCATTTGCTACATCCATAGCTGCAGTATATAAATCTTCTATATATGTAACATCATTTTTAAATTCAGCATCTAAAAGTTCTGTTATTAAATCTCTTTCATATTTAGACATCTTAGATAAATCTATACTAGAGAAAATATCTAAAGACATCTTATGTTTATCCATATTATATTTTAACATCTTACCAGATAACTCTCTACTAATCTCAGTATTAACAATATCTAATAATTCATAATAAGATTTATAATCTCTAACTATTGTATGACCTCCCTTACCATCAGAAACCTCAATATCAAACTTACCATTATCAAGAGAACGATTTATATTTCTTATGAGATTATCAACTTTATTCATCATTGTTCGTACACCATTTGGAGAATCAATATTATCAACATCAATTTCTCCTTTGAGTAACTCGCTATACATACCTTCTACATCTTTAGATAATTCCTCTATACTTTTATATTTAGGTTCAGATTTCTCTATTTTTTCTATAGAAGAGTTTATAGAATTAGTAAGTTCTTTTAATTGCTCAGGATTCATTTCAGCAACATTTTTTCTATCTAATTTAGATAATGTTTCAGAAATATCTTTTAATACTTCTATATCTTTAATTTTATTTAAATCTATATCTAAGAAATCTCTAACAGCATTTGATTGATTAGTATAAATACCATTATTTAATTTATTTTGTACACTTTTCTTTATTGTATTAGAAGAGTTTATAATAGTTTGTCTATTATTTCTTTCTATAGCATCATAAGTGGCTTCTACAACATTATCAAAATCTCTTTCTGTAGTAGCTGACGCAGCTTGTTTTAATAAACTTCTACTAATAGCAGAATCTTTTATACCAGAAGACTCTATATATTGAGCTAAAGATTTATTTAAATTCTTAATATAATCTACAGACTCCTTATCTAAATCTTGTTTTATTTTTGTTTTAAAAGATTCTTTTTTAGTTATTATATCAACATCTTTATAAGATATATGAACGGGCACTCCATACATTGTATCTTTTCGTTCCTCAAAATTTTCTTTATATTTTCTATATGCTGATTTGAGAGCTTTCTTAAAAGCTTCCTCATTTTTATATTCATGCACATTTGTTCCGTAGCCGTCTGCTGCTCTAGTATATTTATAAAATATTCTTTTATTATTCTTTATACTTGACTGAAATTTTATCTCCCTGCCGTCATCTCCTCCCGTAGTAAAAGTATAAGTATTTGGGTCTATTTTTTTTGTTGAAACAATAACATCTTTTAAAGAAAGTTCAGCCATTTTAGTAGCTTCAAGTATCATTGCTTGTCTTTGTGGCTCTGTAGCGTTTTTATATTCCTTAGTACTTTTAATATAATCAATAGCTGCCTTAATAGTTAAATCTTTAATATCTTTATTTTCAAGAGACTTATCTTTCTTACTTGTTTCCAAAGTTGTATTAATAATATTTTTAGTATTTCTAAATACTTTATCACCACCTTCAACCTCTCCAAATATATTTTCTTCTACATCTTGTTTACTTTTATCTACATCTATTTTTGTTTCTACTTTTACCTCTGTAGGTACATCTTTTCCTATAATTTTATAATCACCATAATATCCTTTCTCAATCATTTCTGAATACATATCAACCTCTGATTGTTTTTGAGATATTAATTCTTGAGAAGCTTTTTCATTTTTTAGTTTATTTAATTCTAATATTAAATTATCTTTCTCTTTTATTACTTCCTCTAAATTAACTGTCAATTTATCTTTATGTATCTCACCCTTTTGATTGTTTTTATCCAAAATCTCTGACTCTAATTCCTGAAATTGTTTTTCTAAAGCATCTATATTTTTCTGTATCTTCTTTTTCTGGAATATCTTTGTTGCCCCTAGCTTATCTTTTGCTTCTTGTAAAGATTTTATTTGTTGTTCTATAGTTATTTGTTTATCATTAATTTCCTCTATCTCCTCATTAATTTTAAATAATTTATCTTCAGTCGGTTTATCAAGTTTATTTGGAGTTACTTTTAATTGAATCTTCTTACCTTCAGGAGTGGTGACAACTTGCTCTTTAATAGCCCCTGGTGTTTCTCCAACAGCCATTTTGTCAGCTATATTTTTTATAAATAAAGCTGTCTCATTTGTAGTTTCAAATTTATAATCTATACCCAACTTATCCATTAATGTATTTAATATTTTTCTAATATTATTAAAACTTTTTTCTTGTATAGGCTCTAATTCAATTTCCCCACTAATAAGTTGAGATAAAAATTCTACAACTAATTCTTTTTTACCTTCAGCTTTTGTATATACATCTTTGCCTGTTATATCTTTTGTTTTTATAAACTCTGAAATATTTCTAAATTTTCCAATTTCAAGAATCCATTTTTCAACTTGATTTTCTACTTCTTGATATTTAGTTGGGTTAGATTTTTCTAGAATATCTACAAATGGATGGCCAATCTGTTCGTGTATAGCTACTGTAGCATCCATATTTTTAGCATTAAAATATGCTTTTCCTTCATGCACAAATCCAGAAACTGTTTCTGGGTCTATCTTTAATCCTAACTCTTTTATTAAATTACCCCAACTTTCATTATCTGTATAAATCTTTACCTTCATATCAGGAGAAAGACTTTGCATAAGATTAAATTGAGTTTTAATTGATTGTAAAGCATTAGTCATTCTACTACTTCCAGATTGATTTATTAATTTATCTATAATCTCTACTGTCTCTACATCAATAATATTATCCACTATTCTGTCTGTTATAGCAGTTTTATTATTAATTAATTTAATTTTATTACCAATTTTTATAGCGTCATATCCATTTGCTACAAGATATCTATTTAAAGGTTCCATCTCTTGTATCTTTTCTAATGCATTTTTATGTATAGATACTTTATTACTATCTTGTGTTTTTTCAAATATAGAAGTAAGAAATTGAGATTTTAAATATTCAATTCCCTCTATAGTATTCTTGAAATCCTTTGAGACTTCTAATACTCTCTCTATAGATAAATTAATACTAACAGACTTACCAGGACCACCAATCTCATATACTCCAGGAGTTTCTGTCATAGTCGCAGATGTCTTTAATATATTATTACCTTCTTCAACTAGTTCTAAATACTTATCATTTATTTTTTTATCTTGTAACTCTATATTGGTCTCTACCTCACTTATATCTTGCTTAGCTATTTCTCCTGATTTTTTTTCAATCTCTTTTTCTGTAGGATTATAATTAGGGTCATTTTTTTCTTCTCTAATACTATTTATAACCTTATTTTCAAGTTCTCCCTCAACTTTTTTTATTTTTTCTGATTTTAACTTTGACCTAGATTTAGCAGCTTCAATAATATAATTTGATAATTTAAGCATGCTTTCACCTTTACTTGACTTATGTATAAGTTCATAAGAACTAGAAGCTTGTAAATCAGATAAGTCTAATAAAGTTTTATGTGAAACTCCTTCCATTTTTAGAATATCATTAATTTCTTTTGCGTTAAGAATTTGGCTATTAATAATCTCTTTAGCTGCATCTAACTTAGCGTCTCTATCTGCATTTACAGACCAAGAGTTATAATCAGACTTATTTTTAAAATCAAAAGTACCTATCTCTTGACCTTTATGATTAAAAACTTTAATAAAAAATTTACCATCAACTTCTTTAAGTTCTCCAAATTCACTCGCTATACCATCTAAAACATCCTCACTATATCTAGCCATTCCATTAGAATAAAGGAAATGAGCATCAAGTTTTAAAGACATACTGTTAAGTATATCAGCAGATTTCATAGCTTTATTATAAGCATCTCCACCTTTCTTTTTATAAATACCATCAACATCAAGATAAAGTTGTTTTAACATTTTATAAACATCTTGTGATGTTTTTATTTTATTAACAGCTTCTTCGGGGATATTATGACTTCTTAAATGCTCTTTAAATGACCATACCTCACCATCTCCTATTTTAAATGTATGTTTTCCTGAGTTTTCAACAAATTTAGCTGCCTTAGCATCATTAAGAGAATATACTTTAGTTGAATATGAAGCTATTTTAGATTTTGTTTTTAATCCACCAATAACAAACATATTTGATAGAAATTGAGATTTATAGTGTAATATTTTAGCATCACTCTCACTTATCTTTTCTCCAAATTCATTTTCATAAGCTTCCATAACAGCCTTAATCTCTTCATCAGAAGCTAATCCATGACTAAGTGTAAATCCAGTAACCTCTGCCGTATAAAACCCACCAGATACAATTTTTTGTTTTAACCAAGTTGATACAGTCTTCTCCCCTGATTGAATACCCTGGTATTTTAAATTTGCATTTATAGTACTATTACGACCTCCCATCCATGATAAAGACCATCCCATAACTGCTCCACGAGCTGTTTCTTCTAATAATTGTCCATATTCTACATCCCACCATTCACCTCCAGCTGTTGATAGTTGTTGATTTACAAAATCCATACTTACCATATATAAGGAAAGATTAGCTGCTCCAACATAATTTTTTGCCACCTGAGCTTTCTTTATATTTATAGCTCTAACTACCATTTGTGTAGCTTGACTTCTAGTGTATCCTCCAACAACAAGCCTTTCTATAGCTACAGCAGAATTACGTAGCATAGCTAATTTCATAGACCCCTTAATAGCCCATCCACCTACATATAATGTAGGGTCAAATACAATAGATAGAAGAGCCATAGTATTTCTTTCCCAACCTTCATATTCAACTGTATTATCTAAATTAATCTGCTTACCACTAACCCATCTATATACTCTACCCATAAGACTTTGGTCTAGAGACTCCAGAAAAAGCTTCTTTGTAACTCTATCCTCTATACCAAATACTTTCCAAGCTTTCTGCTGTATCTTATTATTTAATGACGTAAGAACTACTTCGTATTTTGTATTTGGTCTAAGTTCTCCTGTATCTGGGTTCCACACTATATAATGTCTTTTATCTACATAATCAATTAACTCATTTTCATCCAAACCTAGCTGTAATCCTATCTGTATTGTAGTAATAGCTTCTTTCGTAGCAGTTTCAAATAACTCTATAGGATATTGATTAGGTTCATCATAAACATCAATTTCATTAAATTCATCTAATACATCTGTAAATAATTCATCTCTAATCTCTGCAAATTCATCACTTTCTGACCACCATTTATATAATAATTTATTATATATAGCTCCATCTATATAGTCTTCTGAATATAGTTCTTTTTCCACTAAATCTGAATTTTGAACCACCTCTTCAATAGCTATTAAAAACATATCTGCAGCAGTTCTATACTTATAAGAAGTATTAGAATAACCCTCCCTTACACTAGTTGTAGTATGTGATTGTACATACCTTTCTCCATCCCATTTCCATTCTTTTTTTATTTTATTAAACTCATCAACACATTGATTATACATATTACCACCATCAACACCTTGAGTTTTTATTATTTCCTCTCCCATCAAAGAATATAATTCTTTATATATTGTACCTACATTATATTGAAGAGTATTTGCATTATAAGTAATTAAATTCATTCCTGCAAACTCTGATAAATCTTTTACTATCTGTTCAGACGCTTCACCTATTTGATAATCTCCCATATATCCCATCCCATGAACATTTTTAGGAACATTTTGTTTAGAACTACTTCCAACTTCTGGAAAATAATCTTTATTACTTAATTGTTTAGCAGCATTTCTTAATAATATATTTTTATGCTTGTCTAATTTATACATCCTATTCTTAGCTATTTCATTTATAACTCCCATATCAGCGTTATCCCTAAACCATGTAAATAACTTTTTTGGGGAAGGAGCCATAATCTTTCCAAATTCACTCGTAAAATCTTCTCGTAACAGAGTTGCTTCGGGATATTTATACCAATAATACTCCAGAGCTGCATCATATAACTCATTCGTTTCATCTCCGTATTTTTCTCCAAACAAATCACTATTTTTAAATGTAGATTTAGCCATTTTTCCTCCTCTTATTTCTGTTTTCCCCAGATACTCATCTAATAATATATCAGGTAACCCTAATCCTTTTCCTTCAGATTTAGATTTCTTTCCGTAATTATCCTCTTCAATACCTCTAACCCAATCTTCTAAAAGTCCATTTGTATAGGCATTTTTCTTATACAACATCTTGTCAATATAATTTTTTATTTTTACTGAAACTTCTTTATTAACTTCTAAATCTACATTATGATTTTCTTTTAAAATATCTACTATATAACTTTCAATTTCTTCATAATCTGTATGCTCTACGCCATCAATAGAAATTGATTTCTCCCATAAACTATTTGGAATCATGGTTAATTCTTCTGGCCAAAGAATATTTTTAAATTCATTATTATTATGTTCACCTATATTAAGTTTCTTTACTAGCCCAGACCATGGTAAGGATGTTTCCTTTTCAAAATAAGCTTCCAAATGCATTGGTGCTATTTTATTTTGATACCAACTTAATGAAGCAAGAGCTTTATCTTTTTCCTTTTCATTATCTTTATAATAAACATCTATAGATTCTTTTATACCTCCTAATATTGACGATGGAAGTTCCAGTTGATAAATTATAGCATCTAACTCTTGACTTATACCAAAAACAATCCCATCTTTAGTGCTATAAACAGACTTCATTATACCATCAACTTCTTGATATACCCCTGCTAATTCACCTTTGTCTTCACCTGGTATTTCTGTAGATGTATAATTTTTTGGTATTCTACCATATTGTGAGAATAGATAATTATTATATAAAGTACCACCTCTAAATGTTGTTAAAAACTGATTAGTATTAGTACGATATTTAGGATTACCTCCTAATATTTTCTTTATACCATCCTTATCAAAATTATCACCATCCATATACTCTATTGTTCGTAAAAATTCTTGCGTAGGATTTACATTAGTTTCCCAATCTTTAAGTTGGTCACTCACCTTTAATTGAGCCATAAGAGCTATATTAACATAATGACCTATAAAAGCTGGATGAGCACGTCTACCTTCTTTACCTTTGATAACTGCATCTCCAAAACCAGCATTTACCATAGCTTTCTTTATTATTTTAGCACTTCTATTACTATTAATTAAAGTTCCATCTTTATTTTCAACTGTATATCTATATAATATTGTTTCTTTTATCTTTTCTTTATTTATTACGTATTTTCCTCCTTGTTCTATTTTATCAAATAATAATTGTGTTTCTTCAGTAAACGACCTATCTGACCATATGCCAATTTGAACATCAAACCCTGCTTCACTAGAAAGAAATTCTGAATTTTCTTCTTTACTAATAGTTGGGCCAAATACCTCAGACACATCTGTAAGATACAAACCATGTCCCCAGTGGTCATTTTGTAAATAACTAAATATAGCTTTAAAAACTTCATATTCTATAGAAAAGTTCGGATAGTCTTTTCTTATCTCTTTAAAAAGAGGACTAAGTTTTAACATATCTATAGTCTCTTGATGTTCCTTCATATTTTGAAGAACTAAAGGAAATAGTTTTGTTCTCTCTAGAAAATCTTCATGACGCATCCATGTTTGGGTTTTCCCAGCTTGCAATTCTGAACCTCCAAATTTTAACTCTCTAGCAAGGATACTACTATTCCATATAGGAACTCCTCCACCTCCCTGAAGATTTTCTCCTCCAATAAGTAAATCAACGTATCCTACAGTTTCTAAATTAGATATATCAATACTATAATTACCATCTCTATATTTTGTTATAAACCCTAAATGAGTTTCTCCTCGGCCGTATAACATAGACCCCATTGGATATTGATAAACCTTCTCTTTACCAACTTTTTTTAAATTTCTATCTTCTGGTAGATTAGTGAAATCAATCCATTCATTATTATTATCATCCCACATATATCTAAATACATATTTTTCTAATTCAAGGTTATCTGTATTATGTTGATTTCCATGTTTTATACGATATGGCATATAATTAATCTGAGCCAGTACCGTTGGAGCATTCTGCATCCAACCAGAAAAATATTGCCCCTTCGTGAGGTCTACGCTCCCAACCTTAATTACTTCTTGTCTTTTTTTATCCCATCGTTTATGTTTTTTAGTATTTGGAAGATAAGGATTTTCTGAATAATATGAATCCTCAAATGTACGGTGTTTATTTTTTAAACGTTGATTATATTTATCATAATAACTTCCTTCTTTTATTGGGACTAAAGTAAAGTACTTATCATTCTTTTTTACTAAATTTCCATTTACATCATAATTAAATCTAACTTTATAAGGAGCATTAAGACTTTTACCATAATTAATAAGAATAACACCTCCTTCTTCCCCAAGGTTCTCTTTTAGATATTCAGCAGTCTCAAAAATACTCATATTACTCCCCTTTATGTATCCATCATGAAGTCCTTGTAAAACTTCTTCTATAGTATTAAACCTTTTACCTGATATTACTTGGTAACCTTCCATCCTTGTTTGGTCTATTGTTATTAAAAGTGGTTCAGGGTCAGTATCATCTTCTATTATATCAGTGGTAGATGGTTGTGATATTAATTTTGTATTTTTATTAATATTAGAAGATACATAAGCTTGTATTTCACTATTTCCACCAGCTGTTAAAAGAGCGTCATCTATTGATAAAGCTGGATTAAATGATAAAGCATTACTAATATCAAATTCAACAGACCCTGTACCTCCTTCAGAGTTTTGTTTTATCTTTTCTTTTTCTTTTTCATCTATTAAATAATCATATGCTTCTTGATTAAATAATTGGTCTTGTTTATCTTCATTAGGGAGAGCCCATTTGTTATCAATATACTTCTGAGCATGATTTAATTCTGATTCAGAGAATCCATGTTCTTCTAATCCCACTCCTTTTATATCTTCTTCCTCCTCTTCCTCCATTCTAAATCTATTAAGATATTCTCCTATTTCAAGATTTAATCCTCCTGGTACAGTTTTAAAAAACTCTTCTTTATTTATCTTACCATCTCTAACATCTGCAAGTAATTTTCTAGCAGTTCCATGTCCAATAAAATGTTCTATTCCTAATAAATCTGTAAATGAAAGTTCTAATTCTTTAATTTGTTCTGAATATTTTTTTTCTAAAGCTTTAGCCATAAATGTATATCTACCTGGCTCATCTTCAAGCATATAATCCATTAATCCTTCTTGAGCTTCTTCATTACCAATAAATTCTTCTTTAGAATTAACTCCAAATTTAGATTTTAATATATCTTTATGTACACTATATAAAAATTGATAAGGACCTACAGCAGAAGATGTAGGATTAGTTAAAGAATAATCCATTCTTCCACTAGCTTCAACTTCATTAATACCTATTCTAAATTCTTCCGCATCAAATTCAAATTCCTCAACTTCCTTCACTTCTTCTTCTGTTTTCCAACTACCTTCACCAAATGCTATGGCAGCATCTTTATCATCTCCAAATTCAAATACTTCATTACGTTTTAAAGCTTCTTGATAAGATTTTTTATGGTCATACTCTATCCAATCATTAGGATTTGATGTTGGATTATCTGGGTCTTTAGGAAATAATGTAGGAAAAGAATACCATTTTTTAGCATCTTCACCTTCTAATCCAAGAGCTTCACCAATCTCTGTACCCATAATTACTGTTGAACTTTCACTATCCCCTTCTTTATATCCTTCTAGTAAAGTATTATCTCTTGAAACAGGCCTTATATCTACAACTTTTTTATTATATAATTCAATTTTTTCATCTTCTTCTTTTATAAGAAGTAAAGCGTCATATGCTTCTTGATTAAATAGTTCGTCTGGTTTTTCTGTGGTGGGGAGAGCCCAGTTATTAGTAATATATTTCTGGACATGCTCTAATGTAGATAATGAATATTTTTCTATTAATTCTTTAGAAAATTCATCATCATCTTTAACTACATCTGAAATTATAGATGGTTCTGTAATCTGAGCTCTTGCTTTTTCATTATCATATTCTTTACTTTCTTTGAAAATAGAGCGGGCTTCTGATTTTAAGTTTTCTAATCCATCTAAAAGAGAAGACTCTTCTAATTGCTCTTCTTCTGAGAGCTCTTTTTCTTTTTTTTTTAATGTGCTATTTAGAACTCTATTTTTAGCTGTTTTAAGAATAAATTTATCTCCCTTAAATTCTGGAAATTTTTCTAGTAACTCATCATCATTTAAATGTGGTTTCGCTTCTATTGTTAATCTTAAATCTTCAACAACAAAATCAAAATCAAAATCAAAAGTTGATATAGATGATGATACAGATGATGATACAGATTCTTCTCCTTCAGGAGATAATGTATTTTGATATTTTTCTTTAAGAAGATTAACCTTTCTCTCATTCTCCTTTTTTTTCTCTTCCTTTCTTAAATCCTTTGATGCTTTAAAATTATCAGAAACTTTTTGACGATTAAGATTTTCTTCTTCATCAATAATAGGAAGAATTTCTTCTTCAATAACAGGAATAGTTTCTTCAGAACTTTCTTCTGTTTCTTTTAATTCTAAAATTTCTTCTTCTAATATGTTTTTTTCTAAAGGCATTATATTATTATTATTATTATTATCTAATTCTATTACCTATAATACTTCGTAAATAATTTAAACTCTTTCCTCCATCATCTTTTGTTCTCATTTTAAGAAAAGCCATATATGAATCTACATGGGACCCTTTAAAAGGTAAAATAACTTCGTGTTTTGAGGCAGCTGCCTTTCCAGCAGTCTTATATTGACCAGTTCCATGAAGAAACCATTCATGTTTACTATATGTATCACCATCAACCTCAAGATATGTATATGTATTAGTGGCATTATCAAATACAGGGTCTAAATCATACCAGTCTCCATCTATATAAGTTTGAGCACCTGCAGGGATTCTTTCTCCTTTTTTAAGGTCAACAGTTATTGTAGTACCAGCAGCATTAACCACATCTATTTCCATATCTCTATCCGCTGTATTAAAAGGAGCTATAAATTCAGGTACAAACATATCAAATTTTTGTGATTTCTTATTTAGAGAACTCTGCAGTGTATTGCTTGCACCTGTAATTATAAACCCTATTTGGTCATCAGCAGTAACAGGATAACCAGCTTTACCTCCAGTGGTAGATTCAGTTATTTGAGTGTTGATTCCTGTAGCTAAAGTTACATAACTTACATCTCCTTTATTCGTAATACTTCGTCCAGACTGGACATTAAATGGAGTTTGATATGAACTTCCCGCTGTATGTTTATTTAACACATTAACTGTTTCTGGAATGGTTTTTACACTAATATTAGCAGGTTTATGTCTAAATATATCTCTAACTAATTGAGATGTTTCGTCATAATCAACAAAAGGAAGAGCTTTCTTTACAAGTAAATCATCCATAGTAAATTCTGGATGTATTTTTTGCATCTCTAATAATTCTGCATTTAATTCCTTCATCATTTCAGGTTCAAACCTATGTCCTCTAATAGAGGCCCACATGCCATCTATTACAGATGCTCTATCTGCTTCTACTTTTGTTGTAAATTGAGTTACATTACCCTCTCCAACTTGCCATTTACCATCTCTTTCAGTAACCACATTTTTTGGAACTATCTTAGACGCAACATCTTGTATATGTTCTCCTAACAGTGGATTAGCAGTTAGTGATTGATTATGTAATCCTACAACAGTTTCTCCTCCATGTGTTGTTATCTCAAAAGCTCCTTGAGAGTCATTCCATTTAGTTTCATATTCATCATACTCTGATTTAAGATTATCAAACTCTTCTTCATTTAACAACCCAGCATTAAATCCTGGATTTATTGCTCCAAACGCATCCGAATATTCACTATAATTTTCATATTGAGTTATATCTCCAGTGGACTCTGTATCAATTCTTGTAGTTTGTTCTGCGATATCAGTCTCTACATCTTGTAAGAACTGTGTTTCAGCATCTTCACTTAAATCTCCCCAATCACCATCTACTCCATCATCATTATCTCCAGAATCACCTAGTTCATAATTATTACTTACCAACCATTGCTGTTTTTCTTCAACTGTTTCTAAAGCGTTATAATCATCAAGTTTCATTTGAGACGGAATCCTACTCTTTAATATCTCTTTTTGTTCTGTTTTTGACTTAGAATAAAATTCAGTTTTTTCCTCTTCAGTCATAGTTAAATCTACTTTTTCATAAGTGGTAGCAGATTTATGGTCATCCCATAAAGGGCTATCTATAGAAGTTCTACGTCTATTATCATAATATTCATAGTTTGAATGACCACCATAATGTTCTGGGTCACTAGATATTCTTTCACCTATTATTTCATCTTCATGTTTTATACCTATAGAACGCTGAACCTCTCCTACAGCAAAAGTTTTTAATCTTGATAATTCCATAGAAGCTTTCCCCCCATCTAATTTAGGATTCATAATAGCAGCTGAATTTTTATAAAAATAATCACTAACAGCATTAACTTGACTATTTATATAAGGAACATCAACATCTCTAATTTTAGAAACATCAATATCTTTAAGATTTTTTTCAAACTCAGCTTTCTTTTTTTTCTTTTCTTCTTTTTTCTTCTCTCTTACCTGACCCACATACTTTACTCCTTCAGCAAGTTTACTAGTGTCAAAGACCTGAGCTTTACCGTATCCTATTTTTTGTTGTCCTGGGTAGTTTATTGCCATTTTTTAATATTGATTTCTTTTAGACCATCTTCTTCCAAATCTTTTGCCTCCATATTGACTAGCTAAATCTCCAAAATTAAGTGATTGGTAATCTTCTCCAGGTGTCCTTAAATTTTGATGAATCCAATTAAAAGCTCCCATATCTCCTGTTTCAACTTTTCTAAACATATCTCTAACTATCTTTTTTTGTGTACTAGAACCTTCGTCTGCCATTGCAAAGTTAATTGTCTGTTGTTTATATGCTAAAGGAATATCACTAACTCCTTGTCGCGCTTGCGGATTAGTAGTAGCAGCAGCAGCAGTAGTAGTAGTAGTAGGGAGAAGAGCATCAACTTCTGGAGTATTTGATTTAATTGTTCCAGGATTATTCATTGCGTCAATTTGTTGTTGTCGCAGTCTATTTGCTTCTTGTTGTTGGTTAAATAATGCTTTATCAGATTGTGAAGATTCATGATGAGCTATTCCTGATTGTAGAGCTCCAGCAGCTGTAGTTAACCCTCCAGCTACATTCTGCATACCAGCTCCCACCTGAGCTCTAGCGTAATCTAAATCTGCAGAATATTCATTATATTCATGTTCAAATCTTTTATCTCTATAAGAAGCCATAACATTTCTAGCTTCCTGAGCTCTTAAAATATTTTTATCTCTAGCAGACACATCTGCTTGTAATAACTGTAAACTAGAACGGTCTTGTTGAGCTTGTATTTGAGAAATCATTCCTAATCCACCTCTTCTATCACTACTACTTCTTAAAGCGGTTTGAGCAGCTCTTTGTTGATTATCTAGAAATGCAGATTTCTGCTCATCAGGAAGTCCTTGATAAGCTCTCATTTCTGCTTCAGACATATTTTTAGCTATTTCAGGAGGTATAGTAAATTCTGGTTTACTACTCAGAGCTGCAATTTCAGCCTCTTTACCTTCCTTTTTTTGTTGGATACCTCGATATACCTGTATTCCACCACCTACCACTGCTACACCTGCTGCTACCCACGTCATAAGCTTAATATTTTAATTATTTTATTTTTTATTTTATTTACCACTCCTTTCTCTGAAGATATAAATTTATCGTACTCTTTATAATCTTTAGCTATTACAATTTTTTCTAACTTTTTTAAGTCTTGTGTATTAGTAGGATTATGATGTATCGTAGTCCATACTAAATCTGTAATAGCGTAAAGAGCTCTTTTTGTTCCTGGCTCTGAAATCATAGAACGAGGAGCTTTTAATATCTCTGTACCTCCAGTTTCTGTTAACACCATAACTTCTCCTTTTAAAAGAAAATTAGGGTGTTTATGTTTATGTATCTTACCTGTTAATAACATACCTTTAGGTATAAATATTTCTCTAACATATATGCCATCAGAAAAAGAATGTTTTAACGGACAAGCTTCATTATCACCTATATAAGTATTAAAATCAACAGAGTCTATACTTTTTAAGTTATTCTCTATATCATATATAGATTGTCTTATTTCTTTCTTTAATTCATCTGTTATTACTAATGAATCCATTACTTAAATTTAATTTCTACAAATATACTTATTTTTAACAACTTTTACAAGTTATTTATTACTTCTTTCGCTTGGAGAGAAATTAATATTCACTCCAAACAGTCTTTCAAGACTATTTGATGTAATAGATAATTTAATTAAAGCAGACGTACTTCTTATCTTATCTCCCTCTATCATGCCTCCTGGACTATTTATATCATTATATATTTTAGAATAATGAATATTTTCTCTAGTATCAAAATCTGTAGTAAAAATATTAGTTGATTGACCTTGTTTATTATCAATTGTAACGCTCCAAATATTATCGGATTCTGTAGATATAGCTTTATATATTTTATTATTTGAAGGAGCTACATTACTAACTAACCATAAGTCACTTGAGACATTATTCCCATAAAATTTATTATACTCTCTTTCTTGTAAAGCATCCACTCCTATATCATGATGATATAAATTTCCTCCTACATAAGATACAATACCAACCCCTGAAGAACACATCATTTCTGGATAATAACTATAAAAACTATTCCATCTATTAGTTGGCTCTGTAAATCCTAGTGTAGAAGAATGTAAAATAATTTCTTGTATAGTAGGATTATTAGGGTCCATCATCTCTCCTAATATCTTATCATACGAAATAATATATTCTCCATATTTTCTATCAAAAACTCCTTTTATTTTATAATTATTAAAATTAGCTTCTTTAAGAATAGTGACACTTAAATCACTAAAGTAATCTTTCATCTTATACATAGATATTTCAGTTAATCCATCTTGAGATAATCTTAAAACACAACCTCTTTTAATATCTGTAAAATACATTCTTAATCCATGAGAAGCAAATGATTCTGGATTTTGACATATACCATAATTACCTAAATAAGGTACAGCTACGGATAACACTGAATCTGTAGCAGCTATATTACCACTACCATCCATATTATACATAATATTTTTATTTACTAAAGATTTAGATATTTTATCTTCTTGGAAAATAATTAAATTATTATCTCTAGAATGTATTTTTTGTATAGAATTATACGACCTTTCAAATTCTTGGAAAGAAACATCTGGCACAATCATGTTTAATCCATTAATATTTGTATTAGGTATATAAGGTTCTGAATACAAACATGTTGCAAATTTTCTAGTTCTTTTAAAGTCTTCTAATACAGCATTAGGTCTACCTTTATCCCAATAATCAGATTTAAAATTATCAGAAAAATGAAAAGATTCCATTGGAGTAATCATTTTAACACTTCTAGTAACTCTATTTCTTAAATAAACATCTCCACTTCTAAATCTACCTGTAGCTGATTGAGTCCCAATTATTTGATGTTGAGCCCATGTATTAGCTACTATGGTAGGGTCATCTATAGCTCTATGATTACCTGATTGTATAGTTCCCCATTCTCCAAATTCACTATATATAACATTATCTTCTTCTGTCGTCTTTTTAGGAGAATATATCTCTAAAGTCCACCCAGCAAATGTTGGGGCAGCGTTAGGTGATGAATCTAAAAATGGCGTTAATACCGTTTCTCTAGCTAATACAAGATAGTGTTGAGCTCCTACTATTGGACTGGCAAAAATTCCATTTCCACTAATACCAGCTGATGGAGTTCCTGTAGTAATTGTTGTACTAGGATTAACACTTTGAAATAAAATATCAGGTATATCTTTTTGACCTACTACCCCTATAATTTTAAATTCCCAAGGAGTACCATTTGCTATATTCGTTACAACTCCATTAAGTGTAATAGTTGGATTATTAGCAGCTGTAGGTTCAACATCATTTTGGTCTAATACGAACCTTAAAATATCTCCCTCTTGAAAATCATATGTTACTGTACCTCCTCCGTTAGCATCTGCAAACTGTTTTATATTACTAATATCTACTAATATATTATCTCCAAAGTTACCTGCTGAAAAATTATTACCACTCATATCATCCTTAAGAGCGTTAACTCCATCATAAACACCATCTGTAACAAACTGAATAAAATCATCTGTTAATGTATTACCTCCATAAACCCATTGATAGTGAGTTGCCCATGTTGGAGGAGGGTGATTAATAGTCCAATCAATATTCCATTCCCCAAAATTACCTACTGGATTCGTAGCTGTAGCTGCGTCTGGATTTTTAGGAATATAAACATCAGAAACACTTGCTAGTTGAACAGATGAACTTCTATTACCTTCGTCATAATAAACTAACCCAAATCTATGTTTTGCTCCTGTTTTAAAAGAAGGTACTATAGGTTGTTGTCCTGCAATTGGACATATTGTAGATGTAAAACTCTGACCTGCTTCTTGTAATTTTCCATTAGCTGCTCCTATCGCTGCAACCCATGCTGCATATGTAACCATAAAAGCTTGGTCTCCATTAGAAATATCATGGTCACAACTTCTATTATGAGTGGCAGCATTCACCTCTAATTCTATTGTACTATTTGAACCTGTTTCAAACCTACCAGCAGCTCCTTGAGTACCAGCCCAGTCATACCCCATTCCAACCTTAAAACCAATTTTAGCTTTCGCTAAACATAAAGCATGTTGATTAGCGTCTCCAGAAACTGTACAGTCTCCAGTTAGTGCATTAACCCAACCTGTATACATACTAAAAGGCTCATTTGCTGTATCTGGAGGTGTAGAATCAATATGACAAGTACTAGTAGTATCAAGAGGGTAATCAGTTCCTACCTGCATTGTAACATTCATCTGAACCCAACTACCATTAGATGAAAATACAATTCCGTTAATTCCTGTATGAGCATGTCCCTTTGGGCCTTCTGAACTATCAACATCATTAGCTCCTATACTTCTAACTGAATAATTACCCCCACCTCCATTCGTTACTATAGTCTCACCCCCATCAACGGTATTAAAACCAGTTTGAGCGTAACTATTTAATTCCACAGCTATAGCAGCCGCTATATTATTAACATTAATCGTGCTAGCGTATAATCCAGAATTATAAGCAAGATTGATAATACCTAAATTAGACTCGTGGTCTTCTTCTCCAGCTCCGAAAGGACCACCTTGGTCGTTTTTTGCTATTATCTTAGAGAAAAGTAAATTATTTAAATTTAAACTATATGCGCTAAAACATCCTACCGCTGGTTGTGTTATTTGCCACCTAATCATATACGTTGATTGAGTGACCCTTCTTGTACCACTACCTACTGCAGGTAGGTCACACCCTATACAAAGACGAGCTTGATATTGTACATTTGGATTTTGAACTTGAGCTGCTGTATTATTTATAGCTGATGTAGTAGGTTGTATTGCTGTTAAAGTTATGTTTTTACCAGTAATACCAGTTTGACCAGAAACAACATTACCATAGACTAATCTATTTCCTTCTACAATTTCTTGAGCTTTTGCTTGATGAGGTATATCACTATATAACATATTTGATTCTATAATATCAATAGTAGCATATATACCATCATTATAAAAATAAAACTCATAATCTGTATCATCTAATAATGAGCCTGGATAAGGAGCAGGAGAAATTGTAGTAACAGTTGCTGTTGTACTTAAAGCAAGTTGTTCTGTTACGTCATTTTTCTTAATATCAGCTATTAATACAAAATCATCTAATCCATTTGTATTTCTAGAAGATATCTGTATTCTATCTACGGTATGATGTCCTGAATTAAACTTAATTGGAAGAACATTATTTAAATTTTGAGTTAATCCTGAAACATTATAAAAAGCAGCAAATGTATTGTCTATATAAACAGGACTAATAGGAGACCATGTACTTTTTTCTCCATCATCATATACCCATCTATACTTAAACTGATATGATTTACCTTTTAATTGATTAGAGTTTATTAATACATCATTAGTATACCCATTATTAACTCCTATAGCTTCTGGATATTTTGCAGGAGGATACTTAATAGCATCTAGTGTTTGAGCGTCTATAGTTGGATACCCTCCTGTTAATGCTTTAGCTATATTTATTTTTCTAGGAGGATTTCTATCATCAGTCCAATAAAGCAATCCTTGTGGAAATTTATCTTTATCATCTCCCAATACATTAACTCCAGTAATTAATTTGTTTTTACTAAAATTTAATATATTACTTTGTAATACTGTTTCTATTACTTCATTTTGAGGATTATATTTAAATATAGAATCTGTTCCTGAAGCAGTACCAGATACAAAATAATATATAACATGAGCGTTTAAATCTTCATAACTACCTATAACTATACCATTTGTAAAATCAGGATTTATTATAAGTTTATTAGAGCGTATATTTTCAACAGTCCCAACGCTATCTTCATCAGACGCATTAATACGACAATTAATAGCTTTACGGTAATCTGATTTAGCTACAAATCTTTCATCTGTATCCATGTCCATCCCACCTCCAGCGACTATTTTCTTCTCTAACATATGTTAAAATCTAGGAGATTGCTTAAATCCTTTTCTTGTAATTCTTCTAGCTTGGTCAGGAGTGAAGTTTATCACTCTCGCTCTAGCAAGTCTCTTTTCATTATACCAATCTCTTCTAGCCATTTCTCTATCTTGCCCAGTAGAATTTCTTTTTCTTTGTATAGATTTCCAATATATATAAGCTCTTAAAGCTTCTTCAGATAATGTATTGATTACATTATCTCCATTTACATTAGAACCATCACTAATATATTCTAAAACAATTTCTGTATGCTGAACATCTGAAGATAAAGCAATTTGATTATTTTCTCTATCTATTCTATAATAACCATTAGCGTTTTGACCCCCTCCTAATCCATAAACTCCACCAACAGATTCTCCATTTCTATAATTCCCTATCCATGTGCCTCCTAATCTTCCTGTATTAGCTTCTTCTTCACCACAGTAATCTATATCTCTACTTAAACAAATTTGCTCATCCACTCCTAATGTATATATTCTACCATCAGGTTTACATACACCTATTCTAGTATAGTTTACATAATCACATGGTAAATCTACAGTTAAATTTGTATTAACAGGTAATGTAGCCACTTTAACCTCCATTAATACATCAAAAGATAATTCTTTTAACCCTCTAAGAGCTAATTCTAAATATTGCATATATTTATGCTCTGTATATTCTCCTTGTTGTATTAATAAGGACTTAACTACTTCATCTAACTTTACACTACTATTCATATTATTCTATATTATCGTTTTGTTCGTCATGTGGTATCTGTTTTGTCATAGAATATAACTGAGCTACATTTTTAATAACTTCTGATTGAATATCAGCTGGAATTGGGAATATAACATCATTAGCTATACTGCCAGAATTTAATACCATTTTAATTAATACTGTATGTCCACAACAGTCACTCACACTATCATTATAATAAATTCTATTACCTTCTACAAAAAATCCATCTCTACCTCCTAAAGCAGAAGATGTTAATCCATTATATAATCCCATAGAGCCATTAGGCATCCTTATAAATGAACTCTTTTGATTTTTTTGATAACTTACTTGCCAAACTCCATAATCATTTGGTAATGATAAAGGATTCCCTGGTAACTCTGAATATAACATATCTTTATCATGGTCTTTTTTTATTAAAACATCATCAAAAGAAGATATTACATCCCCAGCTACAATCATCTCTCCCATTTGTAAAGATTCAAATAATCTTAATCTTACTAATCTATCTCTTTCTTGCTCAACAGCAAGAATTATTTCTCTAATATCAATATCATTATCGTTAGTTATATCTCCTGAATTTAATATTCTAAGTATTTGTTCTGATATTTGTAATTTTGTTGTCGCCATATATTATATTCCTGTTTGTCGTTTACCTTCACTATATTGAGTTAACTCAACCTCTCTAAGATTCACTCCTACAAATGCTAATATTCTAACAGCAATTTCATTAAAAACTTGTTCAGACCATTCTAAATCTGTAGAGCCACCAGGACTATATACTGGTCTATCATCCACTAAAGTTGAATCCCAAAACGGAACTGTAGGTCTATGTAAATATGTTAATTCTGCAGAAGATAAAGTTTTAGGATAATATTGGATACCATCTTCAAAAAATGCAAGTATAGGGAACTCTAATGTAGGAGCTACAATACTACTTGATAAAAGTTTATTTAATTCTGAATCATCTACAGGTTTAATTCCAACAGTTTTTTCTATTGTAGTTGTTGATGATTGACCAGAAACAGGAGATGAACAATCCACACATCCAGCATTTGCAGAACTATCATCTATATCTATTTCTGAAAAATATCTATATGTCGCTTTACTAAAATGTATATAATCATCAGGATAATTCATCATGCCATTAGAGTTAATAGTTAGAGTAACTCTTTTTATAAACATCCTTAAATCATCAGATATTTTTTGAGTTTGTTGATAAGCAACTCTAGGTATTGGTCTACCTGGTTGATATTCAGCTGGATTATTATATCTTTCCATAAATAATTGCATCTGAGCTCTATCTGCGGCAAGATTAAACTCTGAAGGTTTTATAAATCCTGATTGTTCTTTGTTTGCTACAAATTGAACAAACCTGTACATTTCATCTATATTAATAGCCATATTTTATTTTTTATGAACAACCACAGGTTTCACTGCAGTTTGTTAATGTTGCTATTTCTGTTAAATATGCCGTTGCTTGTGTTTCATCATAACAAGGAGCGTTACTAGAATTAGAAACAATCCCATATAATCCAATAAGTACAGTAACCTTATCTAATATAGCTAAATATTCTTCAGCTAATTTTGGATTTGCACATTCAGCTGCAAGGTATTTATTATTTATTGTTTCTATACAACAGTATACATCACATATTGTAGTTATTGCCATTTTTTCTTTTTTTTATTTATTTATTTTATTATCCACTACTAATCTCCATTCCATCACAACCATCAGGACACTCACAATCGCAACCACAGTCAGTTAAATCTATTATATCATATAGTAATGTATAGTCAAGAATTATATCACTACATGTTAATGCAATATCAAACATAGCTAATAAATGACCAACTCTCTTTAATATTCCTCTATATTTTTTAATATCATTTTCATTACAATCACATTCAGCAGTTGCTAATTTATCTCTAACTTTTTCAATACACTGTACTATTACACAAGGGTCAACATAACAATCTACATCTATACTATTTGTATGTGTTAAGTCTTGAATAATACAATATTCCAGATAATTTGGAGTGCCTGGGAAATCCCATATAATACTTGATTCAATACTATTAGACCACACTCCAATTTCTAATCCTGTATAATTCAATGCACTTGCAGAAGAAGATAACACAGGAGACGAAAGGCTAGATGCATTTGGAGGTAATAAAGAATGTGTTCTTGTAAATGTATAAGGAATACTGTTAATAGAATAACTGGTTGTATCTAAACTATTTATTATATCATCATTACAATTATAACTCATTGAAGAAGTGATAGATAAAGAGTTAAATGTAATTATATTTAATAAATTTAAATTAATTGTTTGAGTTGCATCTACTGTAATAGTACCTTGAAAATTCCAATCAAATGTTATTTCATAAATATCATTATATAATGTTCCTAAATATAATATAGGTATAATCTCATTTGTACCATACTTTGTTGTAGCATTATATGTTCTAGCGGCAGATATATCATTATCTATATAAATATCTGGAGAAGATAAGTTCCCAGTATAGATAGTATTTCCATTATTTACAAGTTTAACCGTAATAGCTATTTTATATGGTAATATTAAACCAGCACCAACATAATTTTGATTATCTGTAAAAATAAATGTATTTGTTGATAAATCTACACACACATCTAATGGAGAAACAGTTGAAGGAATATAAATTTGTGGCTCTGTAATTACAATAGTCTTCGTATCGGTACATCCTCTATCATCAGTTACTACAATTGTATAAGTACCAGCTGTTAATCCAGTGATAGCAGCTGTAGTTGCTCCATTAGACCATAAATAAGTATATGGAGATACCCCCCCAGTAACTGTGACTGTAGCTGTACCATCAGAACCACCACTAACAGTAACATTTGTATATGTTACATTTAATGTCGGAGTATTAGCAGCGACTACAGCAATAGTCCCACTTTGTATACATCCATTTCCTAAATCTATCTGAAAAGTATATAATCCTGGGTCTGTAGCAGAATTTGCCGCCCATGTTTGTCCTTGAGTATTGTTTCCAGAAGAAACGACACTACCACTAGGGTCTAACCATTCCCAAGTATATGTTGTTACCCCATTAGCTAAATTTGAAACTGTAGGAGTTAAATCAACCATAGCACATCCATCCCCTGGTTGTTGACTTATAGTAACCGTTCCTTGACATGGAGCAGGACCACCAAGAATTGTGAAAGAAACACTAACTGTACACCCAAACGCATCTTCTATTTTACAAAAGTAAGTATTAGGAGGTAATCCTGTTATTAAAGCTGTATTACCCCAAACACCACCACTTGCATCACTCCACTCATAAGTATATGGAGCTAATCCTCCTGTACCTACTATTTCTAATTCCCCATCATTCGCTCCAGCTACACTCTCATTATTATGTGTTACTAAGCTATAAGAAAGAGTAGAATTTTCACAAGGATTAATATTACTATCTGCCCAAGTTGTAAAAGCAAACCCATTACCAGAAGGAACCCCACTTGTAGTAAAATTATAAGTAGCTGTTTTTTTGTATTCATCAAGAATAGTAGCATAAGAAGCATTATTAGTATAACTTAAATCAGAAACAGTACCTCTCGCACCTAAAAATTCAGGGCCTATAATAACTGATATATGCGTGTCTGGTACTAATCCAATAGGACTTCTCCAATAAGAAAGATATTGACTATCATCATTAATTCCAGAAGCTCCTTGATTTATTAATTCCTTCCTCATCCATTTAGAATCAAATGCTATTCTAGGAGTATTACCACATCCAACATTATCAGTATGAGTAACACCAGCTGAGTAATCTGCATCAGCATCTGGTCTAAATTTAAAATCTTGAAATGTACCCTTTTGGTCAATATTTTCTCTAGTATAGAATGTTAAATCTGGGATAGCATTATTAGTACTAGCAAAGTCAGTGGGGCCCATAACTAAAGTGCAATCTAAATTCGCTCCTCCAGATAGAGGCCTTCCTCCTTCAGTCATCCATAAACCTATAAAGCTCATCTCTTTGATACGCCATACATCCCCATATCCACCAGGACCTAATCCAGCTATAAATTCTCTAACTGCTAGATGACTTACAAGTTGAGACACTTCTCCTGGTATTTCATCCGCATCCATTAAAGCCTCAGTGGAATTTTGGAATTGAGCTTTACCTTGAACCATTAATGTTACTATCTTTGTAGTACCATTTGGTAATGTTGTAGATGGAGGACAAGATACGCAAGGACCCCAAGTAATTCTATATGTTCTATCTGTAGCAGCAGATGGTAAATCAGAATAATCATACCTAATACCAGAAGCATATGCACCAAAATCAATAGCACCATTTGGTTCATTAGTATTGCCAACAAACATATTAGGATTAGTAGAGTTATCTCCTGTGATATCTTCAACAGTATGATTATTCCCTAATGATAAGTTCATAAACTGAGGGGAATTTGATATACCCCCCATAGTAATAGTACCTTGCGTAAACATAACATCTACAAAGTATGATGGGTCTGTTGTTTTATATCTTCTTGAAAAAGCGGTTAAAAAATATCCTACTGCTCCTGCCATTTTATTTTATTTTTAATGATATGAATACAAATATAGTGAAATTATTGCAAAAAAGAAAGGGATATGTATAAAACATACCCCTTTTTTTTCATCTTATATAATAAGAATTATTTTACCTTACTAACAGTATTACTTTTCTTAATATTCACATCACTTATATCTTGTTGACTAGGTGTTGAAGGTAATTTTGGTTTTGATACTTTTTTCTCTATAGTTTCACCTTTTAATAATTTAACAATTTTATTAAAAACTTCTTTACCTTCAGTTTCAAAAGTGTAATCCACAAAATGGTCATAAGGATTAAGTCCTACAGGAATAACAGTTATCATTTGTTTTGAACCAAACCCCCATTTAACTTGTCTATTAACTACATCTATTGTTAATATTTTACCTTCTTCAGCATCCATAATAACTTGTTTTCTTTCAAGTTTAGGATTAGAAATTTTCTCCATAAATAACTCTGGATTATTTTTAGCCATAACCATCATATCATGTTTAATTTCATACATACTTCTATCTACATCTACTTCCATAGCTCTAGCGTATCCAACCATTTTTTGTGCATCCATAGACATTAAGGTTTCCATAACATGAAATTCTGACTCTAAGCTTTCTAAATCTTTCTCTGCATTACTTTCTAAATTAACAGTTTCAAAAATAGATTTCTTATTACTCATTCTTTCTGGATTAGAAATATTATAATTACTTTTTTCTAAAAACTCTCTTAAAGTAACTTGCTGATATTGAACAGGTAAAGAACCATTATGAAATATAATATCTCCTAATACGGGATTAAAAGATGATTGTTCATCTGCATAAATTGATTGTTCCCCTAAAACATATTGGATTTTTCTGTTTCTTCCAGTTGTTTCATCAAATACTTCGTCTATTGATGGTATTCTGTGACTAACTGGATATTGACGACCTTCAGTGGAAGGTTTTTCATTTTTGTTTACTAATCTAAAGATAGTAATTTGTTTTTTCTTTTTTGCCATTTTCTTAAATTTAATATAATTAATAAAAAAAAGATTAGGGAGGAGACAAGTCCTCCCCTTTCTTTATGTAATCAAGAACTTAATTAAGCTCTTTCAAGTAAGATGAATCTGTTGTTCGCGAATCCTTCAAATCCTCTTTCTGTTCTGTAGTGACATCTTAACTCATCTACATCAGAAGTAGGATTAGCTAATCCAGCAGAACCTGTTAACCAGTGCTCCATTTTTCTAGAGTATCCTCCAGCTTCTTTATATCTAACTCTTAAAGAAGGAATAGACTCTCTAGATTTAGCATCTTTACCTTTATCTCCAGGAATAACAAGTCCCATTCCAGCATAGTTGTATCCTGAAGCACCCATCATTGGAGAATAACTTAAAGCTTCATATGCTTTCTTATGGAAAGTATATCCACCTCTTGCGAATGATTTAAATCCGAAAGCAACTCCTATTTCCTCAGAACCATTAAATGCTCCATAAGAAATACCTCCACCAGCAAACATTGCAGCAACTGCATCGTCAATAGCTAATGATAAGTCAATTCCACACCACATAGTGTTTTCTTTAGCTCCTCTGTTAGCATCTAGTGTACGAATCATAGAATCAAAATCAGATAAGTTAAACCCAGCTAATTGATTATAAGTCTGTGAATTACCACTTCTCATAAAGTCAATTAAACCTTCAGTACCATTAATACCACCAGTCTGTGTAGTATAACTTAATGGCTGTATAGCAGCATTCGTGTTAGTAACAACTTGACCTAATAACATTTGAGTTTCACAATAGTTATTAAATCTTTTGTAGGTATCACCTTCACCTTTTAAGTACCATAGGTATCCAGATTTTCCAGTTGCAGCGTCATTCACTTTAAACCATATTTTATTAGTAGCTTCAGAACCAGTTACCTGGAATGAATCTTTCATAATCATAGTATAGTTCTCATAGTGATTAGCCGTTGGAGTGATACCATCTGGTTGACCAGTACCTTCTTCCCACTCATTACCAATTATAATTAATACATCCGCAGCAGTTAAAGCTGTCCATGATGAATTTTTATAAGGTACTAAAGTAGCTGTATTGTTAGCAGGTCTAGCAGTACAAAGAGCAATCTCTCCGTAACTATTTTGTACAATATCTCCAACTCTTAAAAAGAAGTTACCAGCAGAGGTACCATCAGAAGAATAAGAATCGTCTAAAGTAATATTTGGAGACCCAGCAGTGGTAATAGTAGGTGTCCCAGTTTGTTTGAAGTTTTGGTGTAAATAATCATCTTCATAGTGTTCATATTTTCTTTGAGAAACAGGAGCCATAGCTCCAACTGCATCTAAGAATCCCATTAGGGATTGTTCTCCGTATCTATTAACAAAGTCTTCAGCAATTTCTGGTTTGTGAATACTAAGCGTAGAAACGTAATTTTCGCTTGTAGCGACCTGGAAAGCACTAGGAATCCCAGGTGTAGTAGTATAAGGCATTTTATTTTATTTTTTATACATTAATAATTTAGTTATTTTACATGTTCTTTCTTAACTCAGCAGCAATCTGCTCAGATATAGAAAGAGATTTGCCAGAAGAACTTTTACTATCAGGAGTATAGGAAGGATTTTTAATATCATCTATTATATCACCTTTTCCTTTTGATAATCCTTGAGCAAACGCACTTCTAACTATTGAATCTAAATTATTTAAAGCAGCCATGTCTCTATTTAGTTTAGTAATATTCTCACTACCATCTTCATTGACATATCTGTTCCAAAATTCAGATAGATTCTTGTTTGATGATTTGACAGTATTAACAGCTTCTTCTGATAATCCATAAGAAAATTTTTCTCCCTTATCGTTTATATCAAAAGACACTTCTTTAAAGTCTGATAAAGATTTATCTATTTTTTCAGCCCATAACTTTGTATTTTCTTCAGCTTGCTTTTTATTAGCAACCTGTTGTCTATGTTGTTTTGGTACTGAAGATTCATCTTGAAATGATGTAAGCTCTTTTTTAGCTTTCTTAGCATCAGTTCTTAATTTAATCTTAGACAACTTTATCTCATCATTGGTATACAAGTCCTCGTCTAGCTTATATGAACTATTAAAAAGTAAATCAACTTCATCACTTTTTAAATCTTGATTTTGGAATTTAAGATGATTTTTAACTAAATCTAACTCCTCCATCTTTTCATAATCAGCAGTTTGAGTTCTTAAATACTCATTCACATCACCACCCTTAGCAACATAATCGTTTAGCTTCTCTATCTGTTCGTTAGCGAAACTTGATGATGTTTCTTTAGATGAAAGTAAGGATTCAATTTCTTCATAGTTTTTAAATTTACCATTAGTCTTTTCGGCTAATAAGTCTTCAAAACTTTTTTCAGAACTTGTCGTCTCCTCACTTGTTTCTTGAGTAGAATCTTCTTTCAAAGAACTTTCTTCTTGGGTTACTTCTGTTGTTTTTGTTTCTTCTGCTAATTCATAACCCATATTTTTAGCAGCTAACTTTTCAAATTTTTCGTTTGACATTTTCTTAAATTTAAATTAATATATACAAATATAATAAAAAAATCTTTATTATACAATTATTTCACCTTAGTTCTTACTAAATCAGAATCATCTTGAGCTAATTCAATATGTTCTGACTTAATTTCTCCACTAGCTTCTATTATTTCTAACTTTCTTTCATGTTCAGCTTTAGCGAACTCTTCTTTCATTTGGTACTCAGCTTGTAATTGTTGTAAATCAGCTTGAGCATCCATTTGTTTTGCTTGAGCATCAGCTTGAGCTTTAGCAGCAATTGAAGCTTGTTGTTGTTCAGCATTAGCTCTTGCATTCTCTTGAGCAGCTTTAGCAGCTTCTTGAGCGTATTTTTTACGTCTTATAACTAATAATTGATTTGCTAATTTAATATTATGAATATTTCTAATCATAATAGCATCTTCTAATCTTAAAGCATTTTGTTGTATAGACATTTGAATATTTTGTTCTAATATAGCTTTTTGCTCATCATCTGGTAACGGCTCAATCATAATACCATAATCAGCCATAGTAACATCTTTACTAACTTCAATAGCTTTCATGTTGTATTCTCCTATAGCTTGTATATAACCTTTATAAGTTCCTGTATATTTTACAAGGTCTTGAACTCTTAAAGCTATACTTTTAGCTGTACCTTGTGTTACAGAAAGTAAAGCTTGGTTAATCCATCTTGTAGCGTTATTAGAAGCAAGTAAAGCCATTTTCTGTACTCCAACTAAAGATTCTTTATCTGGTTGTGTTGCATCTCTAGCTTCATTTATACCTGTTACATCACGAAGCATTTGTAAGTTATATTGATAGATAGCGATTAACTCTTGTAATGCACCACCAATTCCTCCTCCTAACTCTTGTATAGGCATAGATGGTAAAGGACTACCATCATCTTGCTGACTTCTATAATATAAATTACCTGTTTGTTGATATATATCTTGAACTTCAATAGGAGTGAATGTCCCTCCATCTCCCTTACCTACATTTTCTATAGCTCCTAATTCAATAGCAGAACCTTTTGGTTTTGCTTTAGACATAAGATGCTGTATTTTAAGATGACATAATTGTATTTGGTCAGCAAAAGGAATCATTCTTTCTACAAGACCTTTATTATTCATATTCAATATATTAGGAGCATAAATAGAGTAGGGTAATATAGCTGTAGAAAGATTACTTTTTGGTCTAAGTATATTAGTGGCTAATCCATAATCAAAAATATAATCTGTACCAATAATCCATTTCCCTTTATAAATATTTTCTACAGTAGTTTTTAATTTAGTTCTCTTTTGTTTTGAATTTTTAGGTTGTTTATAATCTTTATTTTTTTTATTAATAGAATAACCTCCAAATTTATTAGATTTTTTCTCATAATGTAAATCATCTACAGTTTTATATAAACCATCTAATACAGCTATTTTATAAGTATCATACTCATGTAACTCATATTCATTATAATAATTAGAACCCTTTCCTAAATTTTTAGGATTACCATATTTACCTCCATTATTTCTAGCAATCTCTATATACTCTTCTTCAGTGAACTCATCTCCAGCTAATCTTTTTAATTCATGTATAGTCAAATATATAATCTCTCCAGCATGTTGTATATTTTTAAAGTCTGGTCTTGAAGTATGAGATGTTATTAAATTAGAAGGGTCTACATATCTAATTGTTAACTTACCATCTTCAACAGAAGTTTTACTAGCTCCTATATTTAAAACAACAAAGTCTCTAGCTATTCTTTTTTTAACTTCATCCCAATCATTTAAATAAAAGGTTAACTCAATACCTTCTTCCATTGCAATTTCAGTCATCTGTTTGTAATTCAGATTCATGTATAAGTCTAATTCTTCATTGCTTTCTGGTAATTCTTCGTTCCCTTTATCAAAAGGTAAACCTGTAAGTCCAGCCATTTCAGAATGAAATTCTTTTAATTCCATTTCTGTTAATTTTTTTAATCTATCTTCAGTTCTTTTATCTTTAGATATTTGGTCAATTGCAGTGCATTTAATTTGATACTCTTGATTAGTTAGTCCCCCAACAATAACATCTACAAATTTAGGTATAACAGGAACTACTTCCCAATTAAGATTAAGATAAGAACTATCTCCATTAGCTCCTAATAAATCTTTATATTGTTCAATAGATTGCATCCCTTCCGCATACTCTCTATATCTCTTATATCTCTCATTACGAGATACATACGAGCCACTTCCCACTTCTTCATTAGACCACTCGTTATACATTCTTTTAAAATACTGAATCCCATATTTTTGTTCTAATTTCTCTTCTCGTGAAACGAAAGGGTCTGGGTAACCGCTAAATGATGTTTTTGCCATTATCTTATTATTTTAGATATTTTTCCATTATTACTATATTTCCTTACAAAAGGTAGTTTTGTACTTATTTTAATTTTTGGTTTTATATGTTTCTGCGACGCTAATAAAGTAAATCCACTAGCCATACTAGCGTCATGTTTTGTTCTATTGTTTACATCAAACTCTAACCAATCTTTTAATAATTCATAAAAGAATATTCTTCCTATATCCCCATCTTCATTAACTCCCACATAATCATAAACGTAAGCCTGTATAGAGTCCACAATAGCATTAGCAACAGCAACTCCTGTTGCTGGTATTCCAACTTCAGTTTGTTTTCTACTAAAAGAAGTATGTGTAGACTCTGGCCTAGCCATTAAATATTTTTCATATCCTCTCCGTTTAAAATATTGTATCAATCCTATCTTATTGTTTTCCACAAGGATAGGACATCCATAAAATATACATTGCATTAATATATCTTCAAAGAATATTTCTGCTTTTGGAGGTCTATGTATATATTGAGACACAAACATATGTGAATTATCTTGTTCATGTGCATTAAATTTTCTAAATACATAACTAGCGGCATCAGACCTTCTACCATCAGTTGTAGTATCATGGTCAAAAGGGTCACATCCAGAAACAAACTCTAAATCATTACCTGGATATTTACTACCAAATTTTATTTTTTGAGCATTATATTTTTCTTTATCTGGTAAAAGAACTACAGACCACTTCCCTTTCTTGTCTGGTTTCCATACAATTTTCGTATCTTTAATACCATTACTCCATATAAAATTACCTTTTGTTACCATCTTTCCTCCTGAACCTTCTATATAATCTATTTGTTGATATATTTTTTCTGAATCAAATAAACAATCATCAGTACTAACACGAAAAGCTTCTTCTGGAGTCCATGGAAATTGTCTCTTATGTTCAGCTAATTTATTAGTATCGTTTTTAAAACCATCTCTTATCTTTTGTAAATAATCTTTACTTCCTATTTTTATTTCATCTCCATATTTATCAAAGATTTTCTTTTTTGGATTATTTATAATACTATTTCCATACTCATCAATAAATCCTTCAAACCCATCATAAGCAGGGGTGAAGTATCTGTAAAGTCCTGATTTAGTTCTATGTGTACCTAAAACTTTATCTTCTTGGTCTGAATCATCCCATATATCTTTAAATGCTTTACCTCCTTCTTCCATTTCATTTACTGTAGATGGTAAAAAAGCTTTACCAATAATCTTATTCCCTTGAGAAAGAGACGGTTTAACTATTTGCCAATTCTTTGAACAATCAGCTTCTAACCATTTACCACCCTCGTCTGAAATAAAAGTTTTTAATTTCTCTCCATCATATGAGTTATTCTTTGTATTTCTCCAATCTATCTGACTATCTAATGCTTCTGAGGCTTTAACCTGTTTATTATTCTTTGTAATTCTTTCCCCAGGCTTCTTAAACGATAGTACAGTTTTAGGAGAATCCGTTCCTTCAATAATAGGTTGAAAGAAATATGGTAACTTTCTAAAAATGTAAACAACCTTGTCAAAGAGCTTTTTAGCATCACTACCTGTCTTACTTAATATACCTCCATTAGAATTATATGAAAGTGTAATATCATGCAATACAATAGATGCCGCTTTCCAAGATGCTCCTTGTCTTCTATGTTTAGGCATTATAACACCAAAACTATGATTATCTTTTCTAGAAGCATCCCATACAAGAAAAAACCTTCTATCTCTATCCCAGTAATCTGGATATCCTATATCAATTTTACACCAATTTAAATAATAATAATGAGCTCCTGTTATATATGTAGCTATACCATTATTCATAAACCACACTCCATTTAACCTTCTATCAAACTCCTGTTCAATAAATTTACTTTTTTTAACTTCACTTAATGAATCCCATCTATCTGGAATTGGAGTTCTAGTCCACTTTTGATTCTTATTAGATTTATTATAACCTATAATAGAACTTTTCTTCGGCTTCTTAGGGATGTTAATTGGTATTCCTTGTATACTTTTTTCGTTCATATTTAATTTAATAATACAAATATAGTAAATTATTAGGAATTTACCCAGAATATAATTATATTTGTACAACAATCAATCTTTTAATAATTAAAAAAATAAACAAATGGCAAATTTTATAAGTCTGAGCGTTTGGTCAAGAGATGGGAAAACCCTTGGTAGTTATACAGGGAGTGGAGCATCTTTGAATGCAATCGGACAAGAAATGGGATTCAACACTGAGCATATTATTTATGGAACAAATAAAGAATATGCACTAACAGATGTTACCGCAGCTAGTGATGCTGCTGAAACAATCACAATCGTAGCTCATGGTCTAGCAATAAACGACCGCATTTTATTTCGGGATTCAGGAGATGGTACTCCTTCAAATGTTACTGCTGAATTAATTTATGCAGTAATTGAAGTTCCTACAGTGGATACAATTAAAATATCAACCTCTGAAGCAGGAAGTGGAGTTGGTATAGGTGCTAATTTTACCGATACATGTAAAGCATTTAAAGTTAGAGGAATAGTTAAATATGCAGATAGAATGTCATCTGCTCGTCCTGTTGATATTGAAACAGTTGAAACATGTTCTGGAACACCAGCTATTTCAATAGCAGCATTATCTAATCAATTAATGAGTGTAAATGTAGAAACTAAAAATGGAGTATCCACAGGAACAACAGTTGAAAATATGATGATTAATCTTGATAGAGCTATATTAGTTTATGAAGATGGAAGTGGTTCAAATGATTTCTGGATGTGGTATGATGCTTCAAATACTAATCACGCA